ACTGCTGACATCGCAGTCATGGACGATCAGACCGTGCAGGTTGGCGTTGATCTCGATGAACTCCAGCATCCCGGCATCGGGCGACATATACCGGCAGCCGATCACGGTCAGGCCGTCGGCGTTGTTGTCCACCGTCGATGTGGCCTTGATCGGGGTCAGCCAGTTCTCGTCGGTGGTGTTGTCGGCGAACTCGACGTCGATCAGCGTGCAGCCCGCCGCCGTGATGTTGAAGCAGGTGACGACATCGGAGAAGCCGGAAGCGAACACGAGGTTCTTGACCGTGACGTCGGCGGCCGAGACCACGAAGCTGACGCCGTCAGCACCGTCCATCAGGAAGCGCGGGCGCTGGTTGTAGGAGCCCAGGCCGATGATGGTGATGCCGGCCACGTCGGCGGTGATGCCGCCCGCGCCGGTGATGGTCTCGGCGTGGTTCGGGGCCACCAGGATGATGTCGCCCTTGTTGGCGGTGCACCGGCCGATGGCGTAGTCGAGGGTGCCGAAGGGGCGCGTGCGGGTGCCCTTGTTGCCGTTCGAGCCGGTGGCCGAATCGACCCAGAACACGTTGCCGGCGTAGGTGTTGAGAATGGGCAGGCCGAGGATCTCGACGCCGCCGGGGAAGCCGTTGGGATAGTTGCTGAGAGTCATTGTAGTAATCCTTCTAATAACCCTGTTGGGTGGCTGGCTGAGCCAAACATATTAGTTCGGGAAGCAGCCGCGGCTTTGAAAGGGAGTGAGGACGGCCCCGAAGGGCCGCCCCAGGTCGTCATTGAAGGGTCGCCATGCGCGGCGCCTAAGCTCCAGGCGAGGCGTATGCCTGCCGGAAATTCGTCCAGCCGGCTACGAACCTTTCGACCACGGACGCCTTCGCGTTTTTTGTGTCGAAATCATTGTCTTTGTCGAAGGCCGGAGCCATGCGGGTGTAGTGCGTGAGGCCGTCCGGGCAGTCCGTCTTGACGAACCAGGCATCGGGATCCGTGAAATACGGATTGACGATGATCCCGTCCGGGAAGATGCCCAGCGCGCGGATGGCGTTGATCGCATTGTTGGCGGTGTCGTTTTGAAGGACCGACTTGATGATGCGGTTGGCCTCGAACATGAGATCGTTCGGCACCGCGAGGCACCGGGGCTTGTTGAGGAACCGCAGGCCGCGGCTGTCCTTGGCGTTGGCGATCTGGATGCAGATATCCTCGATCGACGCCTCGGACAGGTCCGCATCGACGCTCAGCCGGTTCGACTGGTTGCCCGAAGCGGTGGGGTGGTCGGTGGCGAACAGGGCCTTGCCGTCGCCGCCGGGGAAGTTTGAATCGAAGCCGCGATTGAAGATGTTGCCGTGGATGACCTCGCCGGTCTCGAACACCGACCGGGCGAGCCTGCCGGTGCGCTTTAAGGACACCTTCTCATAGAGGTTGTCCTGGTACTCCTCCAGCGTCACCTGGTACCCGAGGGCATAGGTGATGTGGGTGTAGCGGCTGACGGTGCCCTGCTGGGCGGTGTCGTAGACGATGCTGCCGGACTCATTCTTGACCGACAGCATGCCGAAGCCGATCGTCTCGACATCTTCCTCGTAAGCTTGGGTGGAGGAGAGCTTCTCGAACAGCCTGGGCCAGATGGGCTCATACTTGTTGTACTCGAGTCCCCACCATCGCTTGACCCCGGGCCACAGGGCCTTGGGGTGGGAGGCGCGTGTGATTACAGACATTTTTCAGGTCCTCCCTTACACGCCGGTGGTGGAGCGGAGCCGATGCAGATTGATCGACACGAGCCACTTGGCGTTGGTGAGCGTGGCGTCGTTGTCGGCCCGTTCTGCAGGGCGGTGGACACGCAGCGAGAGCGTGTTGGTGGTGGCGAGCGTGTTGGAATCGAGCTCGACACCGCTGTAGCCGGTGTTCGTGTCGCCAGCGGCGACGATGAACTCGACGTTGCGGCCGCCTGCGCCGGCGTCCATTGCGCCGCCGACGCCATCTTCCTGGGCCTCGAACAGGAGGTCAGGATCGTCGGCGACGAGGACATAGCGCTCCGTATCTGCGGCACGGTACACCGGATCGCTCTGGAGCACCGGCACCGCCGGGTCTCCATGCGACAGGACGCCGACCACGACGCCTTGAAGGCTGTCGCCGGCGGCGGCGCGGGTGACGGTGGGGATGCCATTGGCATCGGAATCATCGGTGACCAGCTTGACCGGGTCACCGATAAACAGAGCGGTGCCGTCGGTGGAGGGGACATAGTAGACATTGCCCGCCCCGTTGTACGGCGCACCGCTCATATGGCGCACGGGGATCAGCCCACGCGCGACATTGGCGTTTGCCATGATGGTTTCTCCTTGCATGCGCGGGTTTCAGCCGCGCGGAGGATTGAGGTGGATTTGAACGGGCAGGCGTGTTTTTGAAGGGGAAGAAGGTGGGCGGATCAGCCCTGGCCGCGCTGGACGCGGGCCCTGACTTCGCCGTAGCGCTTGTCGTCCGGCTCGGCGTTGAAGGTGCCGCCGTAGATCTGCGCGTCGATCTCGTTGAGGCCCTGCGTCTTGTCGGCCTGGTCCTCATCGTAGAACTGCCGTGGGATCTCCATCAGGTAGGCATGGAGCGGCCCGCCGGACTCGGCCACGCCGACGTTGCGGGTGACCGGCTTGCCGTGCTCCTCGACGTGTTTCCAGCCGCCGGCCTTTGCGTTCTCGACGCGGCCCGGCCAGTCGTTGATCCAGCGGCGCACGAAGCCGGCGCGTGGCGGGTAGTGCAGCTTGGCCTCGCGGCGGCCCAGCGGGCGGCGGGCCTGGCGCTCGCCGGCGATCTCGGTGTCGGCGGTCTGGCTGCCCTTGGCGGCTTCGGCCTCGGCCGTCTCGCGCGCCAGGTCGTCGGCGGATTTGCCGGGCTTCGGGGCGACGACCTTCTCGGGCGCCTGCTGCGCGGCGGATTGATCACTCATAATAGCCCTCCATGAATTCCTCGACGGTGTATTCGGCGTTCCTCGCGGCGAACATCTCCTTGTGCTTGGCGTAGATCGCCTTGTCCTCGGCGGGCAGGGCGTTAAAGCGCTGCTGGATGCTGCTGCTGCGGTTGCCGCGATCTCCGGACGGATGGCTCACCGCCCCGGGCGCCTTGCGCCGCGGGTTGATGCCGAACTCATCGGGGAACCTCTCGACGACGCGCCGCTTGGCCTCATCGAGGCTCTCGGTAATGCTGAGCCCCGGCATCTCGTTGAGCACCTTCTGGTGCCGCTTGATCATGGAGGCGTTCAGTTCCGGATCCTTGTTGAACCACGGGTTCTTGTCGAGCCAGGCCTGCGTGTCGGGATCGGTCTTGCCCTTCTTGCCTTCGCCGGCCGGCGGCTCGTCGGTCTCGAACTTCGGGCCGTCATCGGCCCTGGCTTCCTCGATCAGGCGCTCGTGATCGGCCTTGGCGGTCTCGAAGCCTTCAGTGTCGGCCTCGGTGACGGCCTGGCGCATCCTCGCCTCGGCATCCTTGATGCCCTGCTCGTAGGCCTTCTCGCGCTGGGTCTTGGCCTGCTTGGCCTGCCATTTGACCAGCGATCCCACCTCGTCGAGCTGCTTGCGCAGTTCGGCGCGCTCCTTGTCGGACTTCCGCAATTCTGCGCGCATCATCGGCGCATTGGATTCAATTCGGTCGAGATACTCCTGCGCCGTGACAAAGCGCGTGGGCTTGTGGCGCCCCTCGGCCTCGGCCCTGACGTCGTCCCACTCGTCCTCGGGCACCCAGCCCTGACGGCGGGCCCGGGCCTCGATCTCGGGGTCCGGCTCGTGCTCCGTGCCGGGGGCGTCGTTGGGCTCGATGTCGTCGCGCTCGTCGTCTTGAAGGTCGGTTTCAGCCATTGAAGCGTGCTCCGTTGAAGGTGGGTTGATTACGTCTCATCGTCTGCCGTGCGCAGCAGGTTGATCTTGCAGCGCTCGATCAGCCACAGGACGGTGGCGCCGCGGCGTCTCCGCCGATCTCGACGCCGGCGACGCAGTCCGCCGTCATCATTCGATACATCCTGCCGTCCTGGCCGGAGATGACGCGGCCGGCGTAGCGCTCGAACACGATGCGATCGCCGGGCTGCGGCTTGTTGCTGAGGATCTTGGCGAAGGCGTCCTCGCCTACCGCGATCACGACACCGCTTTCCGAGGCGAGCGAATGGCGCTCCTGCAGGTCGGCGGGCGCCAGGATCAGCCCCGCCTTGCCCACGGTCTCGGCCGCCACGTCGGGCAGCACCAGAAGCGCGTCGCCGATGGGCGCCCAGCCGGACTCGTTGGCCCCGCTCCACTCCTGCGCCTCGTACTGGGCGTTCTCAGTCCGTATCAGCTTCGGTTTCATCGTGTCCCTCTTTGATGCCGTAGAACTCCTGGATGAAGGGCCACTCCAGCGTGGCGATGTCGCCGCAGGCCTGTGCCATGCCGCGCTTGCCGGCCTCGAACTCCGGCGTGCCGAGCTGGCCGGCCTCCCAGCGGTCAGCGTGCTCGATGCGCAGCGCCAGCCGGTAGTCCACCAGGAAGCGCCTCAGCGCCTTGCTGACCGGGTGCTGCTTCCATTCCCGGAATTGCTGATCGCTGACCTGCGCCACCTCCGGCGGCACCTCCGGCGGTGTCGGGCTGTCCAGGCTGTCCATTGATGGCCTCGATTGATTGCTGCATGAGCGTGATCTGGTTGACTGCCCATGTGTTGAACGTCGTGGCGACCTTCTCGTCGGCCTCAGCCAGGGACTTGACCGCCCCGGCCATGTCGCGGATGGCGGCGGCCTTGATCTGGATCTGCTTGAGCTCGAGCTCGGCGCCCTTGATGATGAGCGCCGGATCGGGCTGGTTGCCGGCGTCCTCGGGCAGGAGTTCCTCGGGCTTCTCGATCTGCGCCGCATCGAGCGCCCGCATGCGCACCGCTCGCGGGTCGAAATACGGGTCCTGGGCGCCGATCTCCATGAGGAACTGGGCTCGGGCGATGCGCTGGGCGTCGGCGACCATGTTGGGGTCGGAGACCGGCGCCACGCCGGACCCCTTCTCGTAGTCGGCCCGCTGGATGCGATGCCACTGGCTGCCGACCTGGTAGGACGCCTGCTCCTCGAGGAACAGCCGGTTGAGGCGGTAGAGCTTGTCGTATTCCCGCTGCAGGCTGCGGTGGATGCGCTTCCAGGTGGCGGTGAACACCTTGAGGCCCTGCTCGACCAGGGCGAGGAACACCGTCGGCGACATGGTCTGCGCCCGGAGCTCCCCGGTGACCACGTCCTTGACGCTGGAGATCTGCTTGCCGGCCTCGATCAGCAGGCCGAGCAGCTTGAACAGCACGTCAGAGGGGTCCTTGGCCGGCACGGGCACGATGGCGTCGCGGATCGCCGCGCCGGGGGAGTTGACGACCTTCCACTCGCCGGGCCTGAACTTGACCTGGCCGGAGTGCATCGACAGGCCCTTGCCGATGAAGCCGCCCTGCAGGTTTGCAAGGTGGCCGGCGTCGAGCAGCTGGTTGATGGTGGTGTTGACCGCCGCGTTGATCGGGGTGAGGAGCTGGCCGAGGCCCTCGCCGTAGATGCCGCCCTCGCGGTTCGGCATGAAATCGTATTTGGTGTAGTAGTCGACCGGCACGATCTTGGCGAGCTGGTTGGTTTCACGTGAAAACAGCACGCCCTCGGGGTCGTAGCGGGCGACGATGCGGGCGACCTTCATCGAGTCCTTGGCAACCGTGACCGTGTAGGGCTCGGCATAGCCGTCGCCGTCCAGGTCGATGCGACGGTGCTGCTCGAGGAACTCCACCGGCGCGTCGTCATCGTGGGCTTGGTCGCCGGCGAACGAGCGTCCGTAGTCCTGGGCGAGCCAGCGGCCGGAACGCTTCTCCTCCTCGACCTCGTGCGGATAGTGGAACAGGAGCTCGGTGAGCCGCGGCGCGGTTTCGAGTGACTTGGCCCAGTAGTTGATGACCAGGTCCTTGGCCGCCACTCTGACCGACATATTCCGGCCCTCGGTTGGGTCGTAGTACGTCTTGCGGAACTCGCATCCGACGATCGGCAGGACATGCAGCAGCTTGTCGGTCTCCTCCTCCCATTCCTTCATCTCGCGGAGCAGCTGCCACGACATATGATCGCCGATCTTGGCGGCCTGCTCCTTCTTGGCGTCAGGCGGAACGAGCCATTCCGGCTCACCCTCGGGGCTCAGAACGGGCTGGCGCGTGGTCGGGTCGATCAGTGGCATGCCCTCGTCGTCGCCGTCGACCACGCCCTTCACCACGTTGCGGTCCATGACGACGGCGCCGTAGGCCCGGGCGGCGAACTGGATGGACGCCTCGGTGAGCAGCGGCCAGATTACATTACTCGCGCCAGGCCATGGATGTTGCTTGGGTTCCATGACCTGCATCGCCAGCTTCATGGCCTCCTTGCTCTTTTCGAGCCATTCCAGCCGGCTTTCCTCGTCGATCTCGGTCTCCCGGATCACCTTCATGGCGATCTCGGAAAGCTGACTGTCCTCGAGCTCCTCGGCGATGTTGACGGACTCGAGCGGGTTGGCCCAGCGCCTTAGCTTGTCGATCGCCTCCTCGTCGGTCGCGACATTGGCGTCGGGCTCGGCGTCAACCGGCTCGTCCTGGTCGTCAGGCGGTTCGAGGGCGAAGTCGGCAAGGGCCATGAGGGGGTTACCTTGGAGGCTTCTTGGGGCCGAAGGACCGAATGTGCCGCTTGTTGAAGGCCTCGGTCTCCTGGTGGAGCTTCTTGCGCCTGGCGGCCTGTTCAGGGGATTTGGACCTCATCGACTTGCCGGAGAAGACGTGCGGCACGCCGCCGATATCGGCCTTGCCCTTGAAGCCAGCCGGCACGTCCTTGATGCTCTTGAATTTGGGTGGCCTGTGCTTTTCCACGGTGCGATGCCCTCAGTAGCGGTGCGAGCTGCCGGCGGGGCGGCCCTTGGGCTTGCCCATCGGCTTCTTCGGCGCCGGCCGACCCATGGACGGCTTCGGCATCGGCTTGCTGTGGGCCGGCTTGCCCATCGGCATCCTCGGCTTCATGCCCTTCATGGTCGTGCTCCTTTCATCGGGTGTCGGGATGTGGTAGAGAGATTCAGCTTGGCGGCGGCGTGGAAAGCAGACACGCGTTGACGCGCACGGCGGGGCTGACGGATGTGGTTTCCGTTGTCCGACTGACACCGGCCCAAGAAAGCCCACACAAGCCGGAGTAGCGCCCGGCCCGCCAAGCCCTCAGTACCCGGTGATGCCCAGCCCGCCGTTGGCCCGCTCGTATTCGACCGGGTCGAAGCCCTCGGCGTCGGAACTCGCGCGCGCTTCGGTCTTCCCCAGGCCCAGCCCGTGCACCAGCATCAGGCCGGTGGCGCGCATGAGGTGGTCGTCGGTCTCGACAATCTCGCCCTTCTCGTCGCGGCGATAGCGCCGGTAGCCGGCGAACCATTCCTCCAGATGCTCGTGCACCCGCAGCCTGCCGGTCGACAGCCTGGTGGCGATCTCCTCGACCATCGTGCCGGTGTCGGCATGGGCGCAGTAGATGTCGACCCCGAGCTCGGCGAGGCGTTCCGCGATCCTCAAGCCCTCGGCCTTGGCACGATTGCGGGCCTCGGCATCCATCAGCACCGGGATCCAGGCGCCGCGATCGCGCAAGGTGGCCGCCAGCAGCGACAGGTCGCCTCGGGGCATCACCACGCAATCGTAGACGTTGACCACGTCGCCGGTACGGTCGTGCGCCGCCCAGGTGATGCCGATGCGGGCCTGGTCGACGTCGACGACGGCGATCCGCGCCCAGGTGCTCGGGATATGGCGCGGCGCCGGCGCCCGGATGAACTCCTCGGGGGTTGCAAACACGGTGGCTCCGATCAGCCTGGCGAAGGCGCCCGACAGCGCGTCCACCTGGTCCTTGAACTTGGAGGCCGGAAAGTTGGTGGCCTCGTCGAGGAAGGTCTCGTTCCACTCGCCCTCGAGCAGATCCACGTTGCCGGCCTCGGCCTGGGCGGCCACCGGCTCGGCCCTCGTCACCTTGTCGCCGCTCTCGCGCTCGGCCTTCACCACGTAGCCGGCGAGCATCAGCACCATGTCGGCGGCCTGCGACTTGCCGGCCTGGCCGGGATCCTGCGGCAGCCCGATCTCGCACATCGGCCCGTCGGCCTGCGCGGTCTCGCGGATCAGGCGGCGGACACCCTGGCCCTCGGCCCGCATCCTCACCACGTCGCCGATGATGAACCGGCCCTCGGGCGTGCGGCCCAGCTTGAGCCCGACGGTGTAGGCCGGATCGGCGCCCATCTGGTCGGCCGTGGCGGCGAGATCCCAATAGCGCACCCACCTGACGCCGGCAGGGGCCGCCTTGACGGTCCTGAACCAGGCCCGCTTGAACAGCCCGCCCTCGCGCATGGTCGGGCGCTGCTGGAACTGGCCGGCGACGGCGTAGGAGCCCATGGCCGCCTTGTCGCGGTCGACCACCTCGCGGGGGAAGCGCTCGGGGAACAGCAGCTCACCGTCGTAGGTGCGCGGATCCTTGAAGCCGATGCTGGTGTGGCAGCGCCGGTCGGGCTCGAACTCCATGGGGAGCATCAAATGCTCGTAGCCGAGGTTGAGGTTGACGGCGACGCCAGACACGTCCTCGGCGTGGAGCCGCTGCATGATGATGATGATGGCCGACGAGGCCGGGTTGATGAGCCGGGTGGGCACGCTCTCGCGGAAAATCCGGATGGTGGTCTGGCGCTCGGCTTCCGATTCCGCCGTCTCGGTCGAATGCGGGTCGTCTATCAGCACCCGGTCGCCGCGGCCGCCGGTGAGCGACCGGAACGGCCGGCCCTCGCGTGAGCCCTTGGCCGTGTTCTCGAAGCTCGTTTCGCCCGAGCGCACCAGCTGCACATGGTCGCCCCAGCGGGCCTGGTACCACTCCGAGGCCACCAGGTCGCGCATACGCCGGCTGTCGCGGCTGACGTAGCTGTCCGAGTAGGACGTGGACAGGTAGCGCAGCGAGGCGAGGCCGGCCGGGCCCCACTCCCACGCCGGCCACATGACCGAGATCGTCAGGCTTTTCGTGGTGCCCGGCGGGACGTTGATGAGCAGCCGCGGGTTGATCTTGCCGTAGGTGACCGCCTCGAGGTGCTCAGCCACGGCGTCGGCGTGCCAGTTGTGGATATACGGGTTGTTCGGCTCGAGGACGTGCCAAGCCTCCTGGATGAAGCCGACGAGGCGCTCGCAGCGGCGTTTGGAGGCGTCAATGTCGCGTTCCGTTACCCCCCGCGCCCGCAGTTCCTGCCGGCGGCGCCATTCCGTCTCCAGCGTCTCCGGTGCCAGCAGCTCCTGCTCGTCGGTAAAGCTCGCGGAGTTGATCGAGTTCATCATCGGTCAGCTTTGAAACGTCGATGGGTGGCCGCTTGTGCTCGACCGAGGACAAGCGTGCGTGGCAGTAGGGAGCCGCCTTCTCCGCGAAGTGCGCAGCGCCGGCCCAGTCCTTGGCTCTGTACAGCTGGTGCATGGCCTTCAGCATGACGTCGAGCGGGGCGACCATACCGCTGCGATTGACCTTCTCGGCGACCGCGCGGGTTTTCTTGGTCGTTGATCCAGCCTTGCGCCCAGCGTTCTCGCGCTTTCCACCGCGTGGCATCTTTGATTTCCGCTTTGATTAAATTCAAACAGCGAGCCGCGGCCCGAATAGCGAAAAGCCGGCTGTCCCGTGGGGATGCCGGCGTTGGTCGGGTTTGGGGGCTTGAACGGCTGCCGCAGCGAGCCTTAGATCGGCTCGGGGGGCAAAAGGTCCGAATAGTGCACATCGACCGGCCAAGCTCGGACCGGCGAATCAACGTGTACCTTGATCATGCCGTTGCTGTCAACTCGCACGATTGTGCCCTCGAACGGATTGAACGGGCTCTTGGCCCTGAAGTGGACGACCTGGCCCTCGGCGAACAGATGGTCTGCCGGCACTTCGGTGATCTCCACAACGCCGTTCGCGTCGGCCCTGTCGAACAGCTCGGCCATAACCTCGTGGCGGATCCGCATGGCGCCGCCCGCGTCGCTGAGCACGGTGGAGACGCCGCGGGTGTTGTAGACCGGACCGAGCTCGAGGATGTCGGTGGGCACGCCGGCGAAGACGTAGCGCGGGTACAGCGGCCGCATGACCGTCTCGCGCTTGCGCTGGAAGCCTGGGACCCGGATTTCGACGAGGCGCTTGGGGAGGAAGCTGCGGTAGCCCTGGTCGGACAGGCGGGCGTCGACGCCGCTCTCGCGGCCGGGCTTGGTGAGCACCGCGTACCAGTCCGCCGGCCATTCCTCATGGCAGCATGCGCCCGCCGGGTACCTGGCCGTGGCTTCGTCAGGCGCGATCATCTCGGCCACGCCGACGACATCGCCGATCTTCAGCCTGGTCGGCACCTTACGGTCAATCGTCATCAGCATCGGTTCCCCTTACCCTTCCAGATACAAATCATCGGCCTTATTGAGTCCGAGGTTGTGAGCTCTATGGCGCGCCTTGCGAAACGCCTTCTGCTCGATCTGTCGAACCGCCGCTCCCGTGATACCCAACTCCTCCCCGATCTCGGCCAGGGTTGTTTCCCCGCCGCCATCCATCCCGAACCGCATCTCGAGAACCTTCATCTCCCGTGACGTGCACATCGAGAACATCTTCGCCAGTGCATCGCGATCGACGGCGGCCGGCGCCGCCAGCAGCGTTGCCAGCTGCTCATGGTCCATATCGAAATCGGCCGCATTCTGACGCAGGCGTACCTCCTGCATGTGGTTCGGCCAAAGCTCCTCCTCTGGCACGCCGAGCGCAGCCGCGATGTCGAGCGCAATCTGGCGCCACCCGGTGACCGAGTGAACGGGCGATGCCTTGAGGTTCACCAGTTTGCCGACCACTACCTGGTTCGCCCCACCCATCGCCCGGCACAGTTCTGCCACCGTGGTGAACCCCTTCGCCCGCATCGCCCTGACGATCCGGCCGCTGCGGATCTTGACCTGGACGTTGAAATCGCTCATCGCCGTTCCGCCTCGAATTCGGCCCAACCCTCGCCGTCGCCGGGCGGTACTGGCGACGGCCTCTCCCTGCATTTCCGATCCCATTCCGCCACCGTCTCATCAGGCCCGGCTAGCCCGTAGATCGCCACGCAATGTTTGTCCCCAACGCAGGAGCAAACCCAGCCATCCTGCGTTTTGTGGAGCTTGGCAGGGCCGCGGCACAACGGGCAAGGCTGTGAGGGTTGCTGGATCATGGTCAGTATTTCCGCTCGTAGTCGGATCGCTTGAGCTTTGGCGGCGCTGGTCGGCCTTCTCCCATGAGCAGCGGGGTCATAAGCCTGGGCGGGATGGGAACTTGCTCAAGTCCTTGGCCGCCGCCGTTATGGGCCTGCGTCTCGGTGTTGGCTTCCTCATCCTCTCGCGGATTGGACGCCGCGCCGTCAGGTGCGGCGGCGTCCGTAGCCGCGGCGCGCTTTTCCGCGCGCGTCTCGGTCTGGTCTTGGTCTGGTCTGGTCTCGGTCTCGGTCTCGGTCTCGGTCTCGGTGGGGATAGGCTTACGATAGGCTTCAAAAAAACCCGCGATAGCCTTTGATAAGGCTTGATCCCGGCCAAAGCCCTTTTCGTTTAAGGCGCGGCTAAACTCCTGTGCTGTCTTCACTTTCAGGTCGGCGGACGAGGCTTGCCGGAGCTGCGACAGGATGCCCATGGCGTGCTTGGCGTTGGTCGGCGGGTTGAAGGTCACCCAGTTGGTGATCCGGACCGTATTTTCGGCCTCTGCAAACTCTATCAAGCCAACAGATGTGAGCCTTGCAATAGCCTCTCGATAGCGTTCGATCTGCCATCCCAGATCGGCGCTGGCGTAGCCTTCCGGAAGGTCGTAGCAGCCAGCGGAACTCGCGTGTGGGCTGGTCAGAATGTACAGGTATGCGAGCCTGGCATCGGTGTCATCACCGAGGGCGCGGAACTTCTGCGACTTCCATACCAACGGGCTGACCTTGGTGAAATCACGCATCATCGAAATACCCCTTCGTTGCAGCGCTGGCCGTTCATGCGGATTTCATGGAGCCGGCTGTAGGCGGCCGCGGCACAACCGAGCGGATTCTTGAATATCTCGGCGCCTGGGAAGCGCATGACCTGCACGCCACGCGATGACAGGAAGCCGTCGCGCCGCCGGTCACGCTGTCGAGCCCTCGGTGACGAATGATAATCTCGCCCGTCGCACTCCACGGCCAGGCAAATGTGTGGGTCGTGTGAGGCCCAGTTGAGCATGAAATCGAGGCGGCAGCGGCCGACGTAGAACTGCGGCTGGATGAAGCCGCTCTCGATCGTAGGCTCGGTATCCACGAGGCCGAAGCCATGCTCGCCGCCCGCGACGTCGTAGGCAATGAGCGCCCACCCCATCAGCGCCTCGATCTCGGACACCAGCGCATCCGCGATGGTTGCATAGTGAAATCTGGCGCGGTCCTGTTGGGCCAAGTCGAGGTCGCCGCAGAGCCGCTCGAACCACTGCTCGTCGCGGTCCCCAAAATCGATGCTCAGATTGGGATAGGCCTCGTCCATCAACTCACCCGTGCCTGCGGTCGGCCATCGCACTCCTAGCCTCACGCTCCCGCACCTTCCGAGCCAGGATGCGGGCTGTCGTCGCCACCTCGTCGATGTCGGCCTGAGTGCCGGCCCATCGCTGGATCCCGAAGATCACTGTTGAGTGATCGCGATCGAACCACTCGGCAATGCGCATGCGCAGGAAATCGGGGCGCAGCCGGTGGATTGCCACCCACGTCAGCCTGCGGGCCTGGACGATGTTTTTGGCGCGCCAGTGCGAGCGCATCTGGGCGTAGCTGACCAGGGTGCGCCGCTCGCATGCGGCGATGATTGCCCTGACCGGAATGCGCTCGATCTCCGGCGGGGACTCGTCGTCCCCTGCCTGGTGGATCAAACGAACGATGTTCAATGTTTCA